AAGACGACACGCCTCTGCCAGAACAGTTTGCGTTTGTTCAGCCTACGCTGGACTCGTTGAAAGCTAAGACAGGCAGGAGGTTTGTTGAGTACGAGATGGCGTTGACAGAAGATTTAAACCCCTGTGCTTTCGATAGCGAGAACGTATGGGTGCGTGGTATCGCTGATTTGATTATCGTTAACGACGATAACTTTACAGCGCGAGTAATAGATTACAAAACAGGAAACGATAGATACCCTGATCGCGATCAGTTAATCCTGATGTCGTTGATGGTGTTCAAACATTTCCCGCATGTCAAACGTGTGAAGTCAGCGTTGCTGTTCGTAGTGAAGAAGTCAATGGTCACACACGAAGTCGGCGCTGAAGAACAAGAGCAGCTATGGTGGCGTTATCGTGAGCGCGTTGCGCGTCTTGCAGCTAGCCATAGTGTTGACGTATGGAACCCAAACCAAACACCGCTGTGTGGTTGGTGTCCGGTAACTGACTGTGAACATCATCCTCAACATTAGGAGGCCATCATGGCAACCAGAAACTACAAGAAAGAGTACCAAAGAGATTTGGAAACAGGTAAGTCAGGAAAAGACAGTGCCCAGCATGAGCGCCAAAGAGCGCGTCGCATGTACGACAAACTGGGTATTGATAGAAGCGGAAAAGACATTGACCACGTTAAGCCACTACGCAAAGGCGGTAAGTCAACCAAAGGGAATCTGCGGTTGCGCGGCAAGAGCGTGAATCAGGGAGACAATAAGTAATGCAGATCATTGACAACAAGCTATACCTTTTGAGAACGCGTAACCCAGAAAAATATTCAATCATTCCAAAACACAAGATAGTCAGTCACGATAACGGCATCTACGAAGTAGCAGTACATTTTGGTTTGGACGAAGCGCGAGTGCTTCGCAATCTGGGTGTAAAGAAAGTTGTCTCGCCCATCGAGGGTAAGTACGATTGGCCCGGCAGGTTCAAGCCGTTTGCACATCAACGTGAAACGTCTTCTTTCTTGACGCTTAATCGTCGCAGCTTTGTGTTTTCAGAACCCGGCACAGGTAAAACTTTGTCGGCGTTGTGGGCTGCTGACTACTTAATGAAGGTTGGTGAAGTGCGCCGTTGCTTGGTGCTGTGCCCTCTGTCGATCATGACTTCGGCGTGGATGCAGGATTTAAACAACAGCATCATTCACCGCAGTTGTATCGTAGCTCATCACTCGCAAGCTGCACGTAGGTTAGAGATGGTTAGAGGCGGTTATGACTTCGTTATAACTAATTACGATGGTTTGAATTTGATTGCTGATGAAGTAGTCAAAGATGGCAAGTTTGATCTGGTCATTGTTGATGAAGCCAACGCGTACAAGAACGTAGGAACCAAGCGTTTTAAATCGTTGCTAAAGATACTCAAACCCAACACCCACCTGTGGATGATGACAGGAACGCCAGCCGCGCAGTCCCCGCTAGATGCGTACGGACTAGCCAAGTTAGTTAACCCTGATGCTGTGCCTAAGTTTGCTACAGGCTGGCGCGACAAGGTAATGTATCAAGCCACACGCTTTAGGTGGATGCCTAAGCCAACGTCAGGAAGCGATGTGCATGAAGTGTTGCAGCCAGCAATTAGGTTTACGAAAGCGCAGTGCCTTGACTTGCCACCAGTTATTACCGTCACGCGTGAAGTCCCGCTGACTGCGCAGCAAGCTAAGTACTACAAGATGTTAAAAGACCGCATGGTGATGCAAGCTGCTGGCGAAACGGTTACCGCAGTTAACGCTGCGGCAGGAGTCAACAAGCTATTACAGATTAGCGCAGGGGCAGCGTACACCGACAACCAAGAAGTCGTTACCTTTGACTGCTCCCCGCGGCTAAACGTGTTGCTCGAAGTGTTGGAAGAGACAAGCCGCAAGGTGTTGGTGTTTGCCCCCTACCGCCACAGCATCGACACCATCTCAGAGTTTTTGCAAAAGAATAACATTGAGATTGCACAGATACATGGTGACGTAACACCAGCCAAGCGTACCGCTATTTTCAAGCAGTTCCAGACTACGGAGTCACCGCGTGTACTGGTTGTTCAGCCTCAGTCTGCCTCGCATGGGGTCACCCTGACAGCCGCTGACACGGTAGTTTTTTGGGGTCCGGTTATGTCTGTTGAGACGTACCTGCAATGCTGTGCGCGTACTGACCGCGTAGGCCAAACCTCAGACAAGGTAACGGTCGTGCATATAGAAGGTAGCGAATTGGAAAGAAAGATGTTTAAAAAGCTAGCAGGTCGGGTAGATGACCACGCTGTGCTAGTGAAATTATACGAAGAAGAGCTTGCATCTTAAAAAAGCCAGTTGTAAAATGTTTGACAGAAATACCCAACCACATGGAGTTAATAATGAATACAGAACTTGTCCCTATGGATAAGCTTGCCAAGGTATACCTGAGAATCAGGGGCGCAAAGGCAGAGCTGACCACGAAGTATGAAGAAGAACTGGCGGCACTCGACAAGCAGGAAGATGAGATCGAGAACGCTATGAAGACACAGATGATGGCGCTTGGCACGAAGTCAATGAAGACTGACACTGGCACAGTCATGCTCGGTACTAAAACCCGCTATACCACCCAAGATTGGGGGTCGTTCAAGGACTTCATCATCCAGAACGACGCCGTAGACCTTCTGGAGCGTCGCATTGCACAACGCAATATGGCGCAGTTCCTTGAAGAAAACCCGACGTTAGTTCCGCCGGGGCTTAACTCTGATACGGTGTATCAGATCAGTGTTCGTAAACCAACTAAATGAGTAAAACTATGTCAAACATTATTGAATTTAACGCCTCTTCCGTCCCTTCCTTTGTTAAACGTGGTGAGCTGTCTGCAGTCGCTAAAGCCCTATCTGGCGGCAGCGGTGGTGGTGGCAAACGAATTTCTATCAAAGGCGGGGTGTTCCGTCTGATCTCTAACGGCGAAGAAATTGCTGCTATTGATGAGCGCTATCTGGATGTGATTATCGTTAACGCTGCACCCAAGGTGTCGCGCACGTTTTACATGGGCAAGTACGAGGAAGGTAATACGTCTGCCCCAGCTTGCTGGTCTGCTGATGGTGAGCGTCCTGATAGCAAAGCAGATAACCCGCAAAGCACAACCTGTGCGACCTGCCCACAGAACATATCGGGTTCAGGTGATGGCACTAGCCGCGCATGCCGTTACAGCCAGCGTCTTGCTGTGGTGCTAGAGAATGATTTGAATGGCGACGTTATGCAGTTAGCGTTACCTGCTCAGTCTATCTTTGGTAAGGAAGAAGGTAAGAACCGTCCGCTGCAAGCGTACGCTCGTTACATGACTGCGATGGGCGCAGGTCCTGATGCAGTTGTTACACGTCTGCGTTTTGATACAAAGGCTCCTGTACCTAAGTTGTTCTTTGAAGCAAAGCGTTGGTTGAACGACGACGAGTACGCTGTTGCTGTTGAGAAAGGCCAGACGCGTGAGGCAACGAACGCCGTCACGATGACAGTATCGCAAACCGATACTAAGGTTGTCTCGCAGTCTGAGGTGGCAGGTACAGCACCAAAGGCAGTTAAAGCAGCAAAGACAAAACCGCCAGTTGAGGAAGACAGCGGTGACGAGCCAGCAGTGCGCAAGGAAGCTGTTGTCGGTAAGAATGTTCCTAAAGGTGGCTCCGACCTGAACAAGCTGGTCGATGCTTGGGACGATACAGACGACTAATTGGTAAAGCCCAGCCGGAGGTGGCATTAATAACACCGGCAGCGGGGGCCAGTTACCCCTTTTGTTGAGTTCACCTTGACTGGTGACCCCGCACTTTTATAGGAGATCGTCGATGCCTTTTGATGGAAAAACATACGACCCAGCACGCGATAAAGAACGTCTGACTACACAACTCTACAACGTCTGGAAATTGATGCGCGATGGACGTTGGAGAACCCTGCAACAAATCTCTGAAAAGGTTTACTGCTCTGAAGCAAGCGTGAGTGCGCGACTGCGTGACTTTCGCAAGCGTAAATTTGGGGGACATACAGTAGAACGCGAGTACGTTAAGCGAGGTTTGTTCAAATATCGTGTCATACCAAATGAAGAATACTAATGCCCTATTCACACGCCGTTACTGACAGGATTATGAAAGCACCCAAGACGCTGGGCAACCAGCTTGGACGCTACGCTGTTCATTTAGATATTCCTGTGACTTTAGTTGCTGGTGCGACCGGAGCAACACGACAGACTGTATACAACTGGTTTGCAGGCGGAGAAGTATTACAACCCTACCGCGCTGGTGTTTCGTCGCTTTTAAAAATAATGCAAACATCCTCTACGTTAGAGGAAGCACGGAGAAGAATATGTTCAGCGTTCAGCCTTCAAAATTAACAGATAAAGAACTTGTACGATATGCCGACATTATGCTTGCCGAGGGTAAGCTGCCTACTGAATGGCAAGAAGAAATTATTAAACGACTTGAAGACCTAGTAAACCCCGCACTACGACACGACGGGCGCTAACTCATGGGAGCGCTAATGGAACCGTTAGATTTTCTAGCGGCGGTACTACCGTTCGCTGAAGATTTTTACTGCGTTGCGGAAGTTGACTCTCGCAAGAAAGAACACGTCTTTAGTTCGTCAATTGACGAGCTAGCGTCTAACGCTGCTCGGTTTAATGAGGCTAAGTGCGACACGTACTTTGCGTTAGCAGCGTTTAAGCACTCAGGAAACCGTACTGCGGAGAACGCTAAAGTTATGCGTTCGTTCTTCCTTGACCTTGACTGTGCTGAAGCTGGACCCAAAACGTATGCCACCAAAGAAGAAGGCATGGCTGCGTTTACTGCGTTCGTAGAGAAGACCGGCCTTGATGCGTTGGGTACGCCTTTGATGGTGGACTCAGGCGGGGGCTACCATGTGTACTGGCCTCTGACTGCTAACGTCGATATAGCTACGTGGAAGCCTGTGGCTGAAAACTTTAAGCGCTTGTGCAGACAAGAAGGCATGAAGATCGACATGAGTGTACCTGCTGACGCAGCGCGTGTTATGCGTGTGCCCGGCACTACTAACTGGAAGCGAGTCAGAAAGTACAACATCACGCTACCAGTGGTTGTGTTGCAGGAGCCATCGCCAGAAGTATTTTTATTCGATGATTTTGCCAAGCTCGTCCGTGACAATCTCATAGACATACCTCCGGTACAAGACTTTGAAGCGATACCCGGCAAGAAACCTACGCTGCCAGCAACAGCAAACACACTAAAGCTGTTTGAGAACTCATCGACGTTCTTTAAAACAATCCTCAACAAATCAACAAAAGGGGATGGCTGCGGCCAACTCGTACACTATTTAGAAAACGCCTCTGAAGATGGCATGGAGCCGCTATGGCGCGGCTGGCTATCAATCGCAACGAAATGCGAAGACGGTGTTAAAGCATCAAATTTTCTTACTGAGCGTCACCCATATACTAAAGAGCGCATGGCGCAGAAGCTGCGCGAGATCAAGGGTCCATACCCATGCACTAAATTTGATAGCGAAAATCCCGGCGTTTGTACCGGCTGCAAACACTTTGGCAAGATAACTAACCCGCTAGCGTTAGGCAGGGAGGTGCAGGTTGAAGTCGAGGAAAAAGTTATACAAGTTGTTAAGCAGCCTACTGCCCCCCATGAAGAGGCAACGCAGGTTACGTATGTTAGGCCGACAGCGCCGCGTGGTTTTTCGTATGGTAAGACAGGTGGTATCTATCGTGAAGAAACAGCGACGGATGAAGAGGGTAATAAAGTTACAACACAACGAATGATCTTGCCATACGATCTGTTTGTCATGGATATACTAAAGCCGATTGATGGCGAACACACCGTTCACATGGTAGCGTTGCGTCCCGAAGGTGCGGTAGATATTTTGTTTGCTCAGAAAGTAATCATTGGTAAGGATGAGCTAGCTAAGTCATTAGCATCTCAAAACATCATGGCGGCTTTTGGTGCAGGTAACGACGCTCAGTTGTGGATGTATGTGCGGGGTTGCGTTGAGAACTACAGTTCAGGTCGTGGTGCTATGAATGTGCCATCTAACTATGGCTGGCAGGAAGATCAATCGTTCGTTCATCATAACTTGATTTACGGTGCTGATGGTTCAATTCGCAAGATACCTATGCCGGGGTTGGAGAATGTATTCCATGCTACAGGACGTAATGGCACGTTGGATGGTTGGCGCAAACGCTTTCTTTTGTTGGCATCGTCCACCTACAACAAGCCTGAAGACCTGCATCCACTGCTAGCTAGTGCATGCGTTGGGTTTGGTTCTATCATCATGGCGTTCTCTGGTATTGATGGCATGACGTTTCACTTGGGTCACAGAGAATCAGGTACAGGTAAGTCGTATGCGTTGCGTATGGCAGCGTCTATCTGGGGGCATCCTAACCGCTACCGCGTAGGTGCGGCTACATCTGATGTAGCTATGCTGCAAAGGGCTGGCTTACTGGGTAGTCTGGCATTGATCTCAGATGAGATCACAACCAAGAACCGTGCGAATTTAGAGTGGTTCCCTTCTTTTTGCTTTAGTTATAGCGAGGGTGGTGGCAAGGACAGGATGGAGGCGGGAGCCAACAAAGAACGGATTAACACCTCGTTCTGGATGGGCATGGCTTTGATGGCATCCAACACGGTAGTGCTGGACTACATGACGGGTGTACGTAAACACTCCTCTGAGGGTGAACTGCGTCGAGTCTTAGAACATAACCCACGCACCAAACTGCGCTGGACTCCTGCCGAGCTTGAGCTTATCAAGACATACGCAGACAGCTATGGGGTTGCGGGTCCGTTGTTTGCACAATGGGCTGTTAAAAACCGCGAGACTATTCAGCGTGTGTACAAAGAAGTTGAAGCACGACTAAAGGTTGAGTTCAACATCGTGGACGATGAACGCTTCTGGTTGGCAGGTTGCGCTGCCGATGTGACCGGAGCCATTCTTATAGGCGACAACTACGCAGGGATTGTTAACCTGCCGATTGAGGGCATCATCAAAGCGTTGAAGGGTATGGTAGTTGAGCAGCGTAAGTTGATGCGTGCAAGCGTTAGAACTGCGGAAGACGTGCTGTCAGACTACACCACCACGTTCTACGGCAACCTCGTTGTGTTCTCTGCTGCTGACCCTATCGGTGCTAGGTTTGGTGACGATACGTTGGTTGAGAAGAATACGCTGCGTAACAAGGTAGCTGGGCGTGTGGAGCATGAAGTAGCGCCGGGCTTTGTGGACTTTTACATCGAGGAGCAGCAACTCAAGGCACATTGTGCTGCGATGGGGTTTAGCTTCTCTGACTTTAAACTTGATATAGAAAAGATATACCGTGTTCAGTACATTCCGAAGTTTGACTTACTACGCAAAACCAACGGACCACCTATGCGTGTGAACGTAGTGAAGATTAGTCAGCCCAAAGAAATGTTTGAAAAGAATGTCTAAGAAGTTGACGGTCAAGTATCCGTGGGACGCACTGCCTCGCTATGGTGGGTTTTTTGTACCAACGCTGGACGTTGCTAAAACGCGGGAAGAAGGACTAAAGGAAGGGATACGTATTCGTATATGGGGTAAAGCCGAGCCAGCCATCAAGGATGGCAAGCTCGGTGTGTTGTTTACTATTGGCGGGAAGCGGCATTAAACGCAGCAGCAAAGTCATCCTTCGCATACCGTATCTCGTCAATGCGCAAACGCTTTTCGCTAGGTGTAAGCGAGGAAGCACGAACAAGGCGTTCCATTTTTGAGAAGTCAGCAATACTGTTTTTGAATTTCTCAGATACGCTAGACAACACAATTTCACGTCCGTACTTATCAGCAAACGCTTCAGCTTCTTTGACTTGTCCTTTTTCTACCAACGTATCAAACGTGTTTTTGATTTGGTTATAGCGTTCACCGTTATCGAAGAACGCATCAAGCTGGCCTCTGGCGTTGTTAGGTTGGAACATAGACCCAACTAGCGGCATCTCAGACAAGCGTTTAGTCGGTGCTTCAGGACCTTTGGTTGCTGGCAGTACTGAACCTAGCATGCTCATAAGCGCCATGCCGTAGCCGCCAAGGTATGCGTTTGCTAGGTAGTCTACTTTAATGGGAGATACGCCTAAACTGTTGCCAATAGCTGCGGCTGCACCTGATGTTTTTTCACGCGTACGTGCTTCTGGCAGTAAGTTTTGCTCTGTGCCAGATTCAATGTCTTCGCCAGTATAGAAAGACTTGTTAAGTTGAGCTTCCAATATAGGTTTAACTGCTTGCGGTATAAATGTTGTTGGCCCCAACGGCATAGCGTCGGCAAGCATTTTGCCCATAGCATCCAACACAGGTTTA